GTCTCTTGAAACAGCACCACAAGATTGTTAGCGACGCGAAGGTGAAGGCAGAGGAGATGAGGGCAATAGAGTATGGGGACGACGTTGAAGTTCCTATCAGAGAACACAGTTAGGAAATGTACATTTGGGAAGGGAGGAGGAGGTCGTCTACCGCTCCGTCGCCGCGGCCGACGTCCTCCGGGAGCGCGGACTACCCTGCCCGGTCGCCAAGTGCGATGGGTGGCTCCGCGTCATCCCAGCCGCTCCGTCCATTCGCTTCAAAGGTCAAGGCTGGCAAACACCCTCGCCCTCGGGCGGGGTCAAATCCTAACTGGAGGTATTCATGAAAGACGTGTTGGACAAGGTCAAGGCCTGGGCGAAGCGCAACGCCCGGGACCTCGTCAGGCTGGCGGCGGTCTTCGTCGCCCTGGCCCTGGTCGCGTGGCAGGTCCGGTCGGTCTCCGACTGGCTCATGGCCTGCGCGGCCTGGCTCTTCGTCGAGTTCGTCCTCGGCTCCATCAAGCGGCAGGAGGCCTGACCATGCCGAAGAAGCTCTTCTTCGGAGGCCAGCTCCAGTCCACCATCAAGGGCGACGACGCGAAGGCCACGAAGCGCGTCGGGCTCCTCGGGCTCCGGCGCCGGGCCGTGGACCTGAACGGCCACACCATCGAGTTCCGCAAGGCCCACCTCACCGCCGCCGTCACCATCCCCGAGGCCGAGTGGCAGGCGGGCATCGCCAAGGCCGAGGCCGAGAAGAAGGCCCAGGAAGCCGCCGCGGCGGAGGCGAAGGCCAAGGCCGACCTGGAGCGGGCCGCCTCGCTCGAGAAGGCGTCCAAGGCCTTCATCGACCAGCACGGGCCCGACCCGGCCAACTGGCCCGAGCACCTCCGGCCCAAGCCGCCGGCCGTGAACTGAGCGAGGATCCCGGACGGGGGACCGGGGCCCGCGCCCGGCCCCCAGGATGACCGACATGCCAGAAACGCACGCTGGAGGGAAAAGACCAATGACAATCGAGGAACGAATCAAGGCGGCCATCAGCCGCTATCCCGACCGCGACGACAGGCGCATCTCCAAGGGGCTCTCCCGCGTCACCGTGGCGATGGTCCGCGCCGTCCGCGCCGGCCAGCCGGTGCCGCTCCCGCCGGCGCAGGCGCCGCTCCCGGCCAACGTGAGCCTGATCTCCGTCGACGACATCAAGCGGAAGTACGACATGTTCACGGCCATCATGGACATCATCCGCGCGCTGCCCCAGGGCCAGGTCATCACGGAGCAGGACCTCAAGGCGTCCATCGAGCACCCCGACCCCTACCGCTTCAAGCGGACGCTCGAGGCCCACGAAAAGGAGCTCGAGCCCTACCGGATCATGCTCAAGTACAAGGGCTCAGAGCCCAAGTACCACTACGCCCGGCCCGAGGTCATCTCCGACCTCCGCCGGATACTGGAGACGCCATGAAAAAGCAGCCGAAGACCATCTCGGCCCAGGACATCAAGGACACCGTCCGGCCGCCCGAGCGCATGGTCGCGCTCCAGGCAGAGCTCGAGACGATCCGCGCCCAGTTCAAGAGCTACAAGCGCGAGCACGGCCAGCTCGAGCAGCTCATGTCGGACGTGCTCGAGGCCATCCCGGAGATCAGCCCCCAGGCCCCGGTCTACAAGCCGCCGAAGACGCGCCTCGTCGAGCAGGACGTCGCGGCCGTGCTCCACGTCACGGACGGGCACCACGGCGCGATCCAGGTCGCGGCCGAGATCGAGGGCTTCGGCGAGTTCTCCCCGGCCCTGTCCCGGGCCCGTCAGTTCGGATTCGTCCAGGACGTGCTCGACTGGGTCGATCTCCACCGGGCCACGTACTCGATCCCCGAGGCGCGGTTCCTGGTGACGGGCGACCTCGTCAGCGGCGACATCCACGACGAGCTCCGAGTGACGAACGCCTTCCCGGCCCCGGTCCAGGCGGTCGAGGCCGGCGAGATCCTGGCCAAGCAGGCGGCGATGGCGGCGCCCCACTTCGAGCGGGTAGTCCTCGACATCGTCACGGACGACAACCACGGCCGGATGACGCGTAAGCCCCAGGCGAAGGAATCCGGGCTCAATAACTGGATGTATGTCGTCGCCAGCATGGCCAAGTCGATGCTCCGGGGCCACGGGAACGTCCAGGTGAACATCTGGGCCCAGCCGGAGAAGGTCGTCAACGTGAACGGCCGGAGGTACCTGCTCTGCCACGGCCACGGCATCATGGGCTGGGCGGGCTTCCCGTACTACGGCATCGAGCGGAAGACGGCCAAGGAAGCCCTGAAGCGGATGAACGGGCCGGACCCGTCGCGGTTCGACCTCGTCGTCATGGGCCACTGGCACGCGCCGCTCGAGCACCCCTACTTCCTCATCGGCGGGAGCGTGAGTGGGACGGACGCCTACGACCACCAGGCCGGCCGCCAGGCCGAGCCGCAGCAGGTCTCGTGGCTGGTCCATCCCCGGTGGGGAGAGTTCGACCGGACCAAATGGCAGCTCAAGAAGTACGACGGAAACGCCGTAAAGGAGTAATACATCATGCCTATCATTCTCACGTTCACGAGCGGCCGGCAGCTGCTGGTCGAAGGCGACAACTGGAAGAAGCTCGACGGGAACGCCGCCCCGTTCGGGACCATCTCCCTCAAGACCGTCCCGGAGGGCCTCCACATCGGGGTCATCAAGGCCAACGTCGAGACCTACGAGGAGTTCTCGGACGCGGCGTGGGCGCTCCGCAAGGACGCGGCCGAGAAGGCCAGGGAAGAGCAGCGGGCGGCCCGGGACGCCGAGGTGAAGAAGAACGCCCAGGACCAGGCCGCCCGCATGGAGAAGGCCCGGCTCGACGCGCTCAGGGCCAAGCGGCCGCTCAATCGGCTCCGGCTGGCTTTCGGCCGGGAAGCCAGGTAGGGGGCGGGCCATGTCGCTCCTCGATGGCAGACGGGCCCCGCGGCGCTCCCGGCACGGCGCGACGAGCCCGCTCCAGCACTACCGGCTGTCAAGGCGCATGACACAGAAGCGGCTCGCCGAGAAGGTCCACGTCTCGACGCGCGACCTGAGCACCATCGAGCGGGGAGAGCGGCAGCCGTCCCCACGAACGGCCCAGGCGCTATCGGACTACTTCGGCGTCCGGCCCGAAGCGCTCTTCCCCCAAGGCGTCCGCGAGGCCTACACAAGCCGGAGCCGCGGGCGGGTGGGGGCCGCGTCCGAGAAGCCCTACCGCACGCCCAAGCCCCGGAAGCGTCGCTTCCCCAGGGAGTTCTACGTCCTCTGCTGGAAGTGCCGGAGCCGCATCTATCTCGCCGCCACGGGGGAACGGACGCTCATGCATGAGCAACTGACCTGCCCGGCGTGCGGGGCGCCGTTCGACGTAGCGGAATCCTCCCAGGAGGCCCGGCCGTGAGCGAGGACAGGGTCAAGCGCCGTCTCCGCGAGTGGACGCGGATCGCCGTCCATCGCCTCAACCTGGCCGGCTACGAAGCCGCGCCCCTGGGCTCCGGCCCCTTCCACGTCTGCGCGGACCGGCCCGACGAGTCCCTTCGCGTCCGCATCGTCTTCGGCGCGAGCGAGGAGTCCGACGTCCTGGCCGTCGCCAAGTCCCGTCTGCCCGCGGCCTGCCGGCGCGAGATATGGCAGGTGAGCGAGGACGGCCGCTCCGTCGTCCGGGTCAAGGTCCGCTCTAAAACCTAAGCGCTGTCAAGGGGGAATACCCAACCCTGACCCTGGGTTTTCCCCGTCCTCTCCCCTGATAGCCCTCGGAGGCCGAAGTCCGGCCCGAAGAACGCCCCTTATACTGAGAGGGAAATGGGCGACCTCTCCGCGCACTTCTCCAAGCACGAGTTCCGCTGTTCGTGCTGCGGGCGTGTCGAGGTGTCGCCGCGCCTGATCGAGGTGCTCGAGGGAATCCACACATGGGCGGGAATCCCTATGACCATCACCAGCGGGTTCCGCTGCCCGGCGCACAACGCGGCCGTCGGCGGTAAGCCGAACTCGGCGCACCTACGCGGTGAGGCGGCCGACTTCTTCGTCTCCGGAAGTCAGGACCGGTTCAAGTTCCTCGAGGCCGCCTTCATGGGCGAGGCCCTCAGGATCGGCATCGGCCCAGACTTCATACACATCGACGTTGCCGTAGACCTCCCGATGGAGGTCTGCTGGCTTTACGGAGCGGGCGCGTGACCGAACAGACCCGCTTCAAGTACGGCCTGGTCTTCGTCGGAATCGTCTTCGTCGAGGGCATGGTCAAGGCCTTCCTGCCGGGCTTCCCGTTCGTCGAGGCCATCGCCGCCCAGGGCGCCGCCGTCGGCGTCTACACCGTGGCCAAGACGGCTAACAACGAGTCGAAGGTCAAGGCATCAGTCGCCAGCGTCACCCCGGAGCCCAAATGAAGACCTGGCTGCCCTGGGTGCTCTTCATCGCCGCCGTGGGCCTGGGCCTTTTCGCCTACGACACGATGAGGGCCGACAGGGCAGCCGTCCGGGCCGCGCTCCAGGCGTCCGAATCAGCCAACGCTGCCCTCAAGGAAGACCTCCGGGCCGTCTCCGCCCGGGTCGAGGCGTCCGAGGCCGCGCGAGCGGCCGAGGCCCAGGCCGCGGCCAAGCGCGAAGCCGTCTTCCTCTCGGAGCTCGCTCGCATCAGGACGGCCACCCCCCAGCAGCTCGTCGACGACGGGGCGCGCCTGCTCGAAGCCTCCGACATCACGACCGACGGCCGGTCCGTGACGATGGGAGTCGAGACCTGGCGCAAGGCCGTCACCGTCATGCTGTCCGAAGAGACCTACCGCACGAGCCGAGAGCCCTCTTGGAAGGCCCTGGCCGCCCGCGACGCCGAGACCATCGCCGCCCTCAAGGAAGGGGCCATCCTCGCCGACAAGCGTGCGGCCGGCCTCGAGGCCACGATCCGCGACCTCTCCCGCCTCACCTCCCCCCGTCTCGCCACGCTCCAGAAAGCCCTCTACGCCGGGGCGGGGTTCGCCCTCGGCACTCTCGTCGAGAAAGTCGCCTCCAGGAGGACCCCATGACGCTCCCCGGAAACGGCACCACCAAGAAGGTCATCGCCGGCATCGCCGTCGGCATCGCGCTCCTCATCATCGGCATGGTCCTGGCGAACGACAAGGACGTCGCCGCGCTCAAGGTCAGGCTCGAGAAGGTCGAGGACTCGCAGCGGGAGACGCGGGCCATCTTGGAGGTCAACCGGACCGAGAACCGGCAGGAACACCAGCTCATCTTCGACAAGCTCGACGACATCAAGGACCTGGTCATCGGCAAGTCTGCAGGGGCCGCATGACGATGGACATCCGCAAGGTCCCGATCTCCAAGGTCAGCCCCTGGGAAAAGAATCCCCGGGGAATCAAGACCCTGGACTACGAGCGGCTCAAGCGCCAGATCCTGAAGCTCGGTCTCTACAAGCCCCTCGTCTGCTTCCAGGAGAAGGGGCGCTTCATCGTCCTTGGCGGGAACATGCGGATCCGGGCCCTCCAAGACCTGGGCGTCAAGGAAGTCGAGATCTCGGTCGTCCGGCCCAAGGACGAGTCCGAGAAGATCGAATTCGCGCTCTCCGACAACGACCGCGCAGGCTACTACGAAGACGACAAGCTGGCCGAACTCGTCCAGCCCTATCTCGCCAAGCTCAACCTCAACGACTTCAAGGTCGACCTGGGCCCGTCTCTCGACCTGCCCACTCTCTTTGAGCGCTTCGGGCCTGACCTCGACGACAAGGCCGACTCGGTCCCGTCGATCGACGAATCGCCGGCCAAGACCCGGCGTGGTCAGATCTTCCGCCTCGGGAAACACCGCCTCATGTGCGGGGACAGCCTCAATCCGACCGACGTCACCCGTCTCCTGGACGGTAAGAAGGCCGACCTCATCTTCACGGATCCGCCCTATAACGTCGACTACGGTTCCTCGAAGAACCACCCGGAGTGGAAGATCCGCTCCATCGCGAATGACCACATGGACGATGCCGCCTGGCTCAAGTTCAACCAGGCCTTGATCGAGGCTATCAAGGCCCACCACCGTGGCGGCGACGTCTATGTCTGGGGCGCCTCCGGACCCGCCGGCATGCGGCAGCGCCTGGCGCTCATCGAGGCCGGGCTCCACTGGTCGGCCACGATCATCTGGAGAAAGCAGCAGCTGGTCCTCTCCCCGGCCAGGTACCAGCGGATCTACGAGCCCTGTTTCTACGGCTGGCTCAAGAAAAGCAGCTTCCGCGGGGACCGCAAACAGACCGAGATCTGGGAGATCAACCGGCCCACGGCCTCGGAACAGCACCCGACGATGAAGCCGGTGGAGCTCTGCGCCAAGGGCATCGTCAACTCGAGCAAGCCCGGCCAGATCGTCCTCGACCTCTTCCTCGGCTCCGGGTCAACCCTCATCGCCGCGGAGATCTCCGACCGCATCTGCTACGGTATGGAGCTCGACCCGAAGTATTGCGACGTCATCATCGCGCGTTTCGCCAAGTACACCGGTATCCCCGAGCGTGAGATCAGGAAGGCCTCGAAATGAAGGTCCAGGTCGCGAAGCTCGGCCGGCCCGTGAAGTCGGATCAGATCAGCCTCGAGCAGGTCGAGGTCATCGCCAGCCTGGGCCTCACGGACGACGAGATCGCCATCATCCTCGGGATTTCCGAGCGGACGCTCAATTACTGGAAGAAATCGAATCCCGAATTTTTGCAGTCCCTAAAAAGAGGGAAGCTCAAGGCCGACTTCCAGATCGCCAAGAGCCTCTACGAGAAGGCCAAGGGCGGCGACACCACGGCCATGATCTTCTGGCTCAAGAACCGCCTGCCCGACCGCTGGCGCGACCGTCATCAAATCGACGGGAACCTGACTCTCTCTGGAAAGCTCTCCCTCGTCGAGTTCAAGAAGTCCATGAAGGATTGTGGGGATGCAGCCTCAAGAGATTGACCGGGAAACCCGCCAGGTGATGGCAGGGCTCATGCTCAGCTACCGGCGGGATCCCGTCTTCTTCGTCGAACACGCCCTGGGCCACATGACCTGGTCGAAGCAGCGGGAGATCCTGCGCTCCGTTGCCGCCAACGAGCGGACCGCCGTCCGGGCCTCTCATTCCGTGTCGAAGACCTACTCGGCGGCCGAGGTCGCCGTATGGTTCCTCAACTGCGTTCCCAACTCCAAGGTCATCACCACGGCCCCGACCTGGACGCAGATGGCCAAGCTCCTTTGGACGGAGATCCGGGCCATCTACGCCCGAAGCCGGGTCGCCCTCGAGGGCGAGTGCCTGATGACCGAGATCAAGACCGACGACCCGGACCACTATGCGATCGGCTTTTCGACCGACAAACCGGCCAGGGCCGAGGGCTGGCACGCCCCGGCCATTCTGTTCATCCTGGATGAGGCCAAGGGGATCCCACAGTGGCTGTGGGACTCGGTCCGGGGCTCGATGACAGGCGGCTTCTGCCGCTGGCTCGTGATCTCGACGACCGACGGCGTCCAAGTAGGGGAGCAGTTCTGGAAGGTCTTCCAGGGCGACAACACGGGCTGGAACAGGATCCACATCTCGGCCCTCTCGTCGCCCTTCGTTACGAGCGAGAGCTTCCGCGGGATCGACGTTCCCGATCTCCAGCGGCCCGACCGCTTTTCCCGTCGGCTGGTCGAGACCAAGGACGTCATGATCCAGATGGCCGGCCCGGCCTGGATCGAGGAATGCCGGAAGGAGTGGGGCGAGGAATCGGTCCTCTTCCAGACCAAGGTTCTGGGCGAGATCGTCGACGCCGGCGCCGACTCGATCATCAAGCTCTCCCAGGTCAACCGCATGTTCGAGAACGACGGGGTCAAGAACTTCGACGCCACCGGCCAGGAAGAGATCGGCGTCGACGTAGCCCGGGGCGGCGAGGACGACACGGTCATGTACCGCCGGAAGGGTCTCAAGGTCACGGCCTCGAAGGTCGTCCCGCCGAAGCAGATGCCCGAGAAGGCCAAGCTCGTCTACCTGGCCCATGAGGTCGAGGCCTTCGCGGACTTCAACAAGGAGATCCGCATCAAGACCGACGACACCGGGGTCGGCGGCGGGCTCACGGACATCCTCCAGGCGGACGGATACGACGTCGTCCCGGTCAACTTCGGGGCCGAGGCGATGGCGCCGGACAAGTACCCCAACACCGTCTCGGAGATGTGGTTCGAGGTGGGGAAGAACGTCCACGAGATCGCCTGCCCGGCCGACGAGCGGCTCAAGGCCGAGCTCGTCAACCGGAAGCAGAAGCCGCTCGACAAGAAGGGCCGGCGGGTCGTCGAGCCCAAGGCCGACTACAAGGCCCGCTTCGGCGGCCGCAGCCCCGACAAGGCCGACGCCTTCCTGCTCACGTTCTACAACCCGGCGAGGTCCATCGGCTTCGACTCCGGGAGCGAGGAGTGATGATGGGCATCATCGACCGCTACCTCGAGCGCCGGGGATTCGTCAAGGCCCAGGACGTCCGCCAGAAGTCGGCCGGGTTCATGACCGACGAGACCGAGGCCTACCCCACGCGCCGGCCGGACGAGGACCGGATCGCCGACTACAAGACCTTCATCGCCGCCTATCGCCGGCTGCCCTGGCTCTACGCCGGCGGCACGGCCCTGGCCGTCGCCGCGACCAAGCCCGTGCTCAAGTGCTACGTCGAGACGAAGAAGGGCGACAAGGTCGAGCAGGCGGAGATCGGCGGGACGGACCTCACCCGGCTCCTCGAGATCCCGAACCCCCAGGTCACTTGGCGCGAGCTCCTCCAGGTGACGGTCCTCAACCTCTACCTCACCGGGAACCAGTACTGGAACCTGGTCGGGACGCGGGAGGGCCAGCCCATCTCGAAGTCGAACCGCCCGGTCGAGATCTGGTGGGTCAAGCCCGAGAGCATGCAGCCGATCCCGAACGACGACGGGACGATCAAGGGCTACGAGTACACGAGCCCCATCGGGAAGAAGCGGATGCTCGACCCGTCCGAGGTCATCCACTTCCGCATGGCCAACCCCGGCAGCTACCACGTCGGCATGGGGGTCATGGAGCCGCTGACCGAGACGGCGACGCTCGAATTCCACGCCATGAACTTCCAGCGGCACTTCATGGAGAACGACGCGACCCCGCCCTTCTGCTTCAACCATCCCGGGGACCCGAACGAAAAGCAGCGCCGGGACTTCTTCAAGGCCTGGGACGAGCGCCACGGCGGGCCCAAGAAGACCAACAGGCCCGGGATGGTCTGGGGCGGGATGAAGATCGAGCCGCTCGGGCAGTCGATGAAGGACGCCCAGTACCCCGAACTCCGGAAGATGAACCGGGAGGAGATCCTGGCCGGCCTGGGCGTCCCGCCCTCGGTCGTGGGCCTGCTCGAGTACGCGAACTACTCGAACATGGAGGTCCAGCAGAAGAAGTTCTGGGAGGACACGGTCATCCCGGTGCTGGGGATCGTGGCCGACATGATCACGCTGCGCGTGGCGCCGCTGTTCGACGAGCGGGCCTGGTTCGAGTTCGACTACTCGGACATCAAGGTCCTGCAGGAGGACGAGGAGCGGAAGTCGCGGATCGCGGCCGCGCTCATCTCGAACGGCATCAAGACCCCCAACCAGGTCCGGGCCTCGATGTACAACGAGGACCCGTACGTCGGCGGCGACCAGTACTTCATGAGCATGGCGCTGCTCCCGATCGGGGCGGACCCGGTCAAGGCGGCCGAGAAGCGGGCCAAGGCCCGGGCCCTCCCGAAGGGCGCGGAGACGGCGGAGGAGAAGCCCAAGGAGTCCTTCTGGCGGAACGACGAGCGCCGGAAGGCCCTTTGGCAGTCCTTCGAGAAGCGGGTCGCCTCGATGGAGCGGGCCGTCCAACCCGAGGTCGAGAAGTACCTGCGCCGACAGGCCGACGACGTCAAGGCCAAGGCAGCGGCCTCCGGGTCCGTCGCCGGAATGAGCGCGTCCGGCCTCTTCGACGTGAAGGCCGAGGGGGACATCTACCTCGGCAAGTTCGAGGCCCGCTACCGCCAGGCCTTCGAGCGGGGCGGGAACGCCGGCCTCAGCGCGACGAAGGGGATGATCTGGATCCCGCCCGAAGTGCGGAAGCTCAAGGACGAGGACGGCTTCAAGGTCACCCCCGAGCACGTCGAGAAGCTCAAGTCGCAGATCGAGAATGCCGCCAAGTACTTCAACGAGACGACCTGGAAGGTGGTCGAGGTCGAGATCAACAACGCCCTGGCCGCCGGCATGACGGTCGAGGAAGCCGCCCAGGAGATTTGGAAATCGCTCGTCGACAGGACGCCCTGGGAGTCCCGCCGGATCGCCCGGACCGAGATGGCCCGGACGGAGAACTGGGGCGGCCTCGAGGGCTACAAGCAGAACGAGTACGTCACGCACAAGGGCTGGATGTGCTCGTTCGTCGAGGACTCCCGTGACGAGCACATGGAGGCCGACGGCCAGGAGGTCGAGATCGACGCGGACTTCACGGTGGGCGGCGAGCAGCTGGCCTATCCGGGGGATCCCCGCGGCTCGGCCGGCATGGTCATCAACTGCCTGTGCTCCCACTATCCCGTTGTCGAAGGGGTCTGACATGAAGATCTACACCATCAAATCCGGCGACGTCATCAAGAAGCGTCTCGATCCGGCCTTCCTCGAGATCAAGTCCATCGACGACAAGACCCGGACGATCTGGCACCCGGTGACCCGCGAGGTCCAGGACCGGTACGGCGACATCGTCCGCATCGACGGGGCCCAGCTCGACGAGTTCACGAAGAAGCCGGCCGTCCTCTACGGCCACGACTACCGCTCCATGAACCCGATCCCGGTCATCGCCTCGAACATCGGCTTCGAGAAGAGCGGCGACATCCTCTACGCCGGCACCCGGTTCATCCCGGTCGAGACGCCCGACCTGAGCCAGGCCCTCAAGGACCTCATCAACGAGAACTGGATCCTCCACTCGATGAAGCTCCTCGGCTGGTCGATCGGCTTCATCCCGACCGAGTGGGACGCCATGCACGAGGGGAACGACTTCATGGGCTACGACTTCAAGAAGTGGAAGCTCCTGGAGTACTCCTCGGTCGTCATCCCCGCCCACCAGGACGCCGTGAACGACGCGCTCAAGAGCGGGCAGATCGGCGGGGCGGTGCTCAAGTACTTCGACCTCGGCGGGCAGCTGAGCGAGTTCGAGAAGACCCAGGCCGCGGTCGACGCGAACGCCGCGGCCGCAGCCGTGGAGCCGGCCGAAGCGCCGAAGACCAAGGACAGTCCCCAGGCCCAGGGCGCCGCGCCCGATGCCATACAAGCCGAACCGGCCACAGCGCCGGCGGCAGAATCCCAAGTCAAAGAGCACACCGTAGGAGGTAACATGCTCGAAAAGATCATCGAGAAGCTCTCCAAGGGCGAGGCCCTGGCCCCCGAAGAGACGGACTTCTGGACCAAGTACCAGGCCGCGATGGCCCCCAAGGCCGCGGCCGCGCCCGTCCGCAAGCTCGACCTGATCGACGCCGGCGGGGTAAAGGTCCGCTCCATGACCGACATCATGAACGAGCCCCACGGCTCGCGGACCCTGAGCGGGCCGCTGAACGAGGTGGAGCGCGAGCTCCAGGAGTTCAGCGAGAACGCCTACATCGTCGCCACGCTGCTCGGCAAGAGCCCGCGTGAGCTGAAGATGTGGGACAACTTCATGGGGCGGTCCTCGGCGCTGCGCAAGGCGCTCGACGCGGCCACGTCCGCGGAAGGCTCCGAGTGGGTCCCGACGCTCCTCAGCGCGGACTTCATCACGAAGTTCCGCATGCAGGCCAAGGTCGCGGCCCTGTTCCCCGACTTCGCCATGCCGTCCAACCCCTGGAAGATGCCCTACTTCGGAGGCCTGAGCGCGTCGAACTTCTACTTCGTCGGCGAGTCCACCTCGGACGAGCCGGCCGCTTCCCCCACCTCGACCCCGGCCACCGGCGACCAGACCCTCACCGCCAAGAAGCTCAAGGCCCGGATCCTGTTCTCCGACGAGCTCGTCGAGGACTCGATCGTCCCGGTCATCGAGACGCTGCGGGCCGACCTGGCCACGGCCGGAACGGAGGTCATCGAGGACGTCATCATCAACGGCGACACCACGGCCACGCACCAGGACTCGGACGTCACCGACTCCAAGGACCGCCGGAAGGCCTGGAACGGGCTGCGCGACCTCTGCCCCTCGGCCACCAAGGGCTCCCTGGCCACGTTCACGGCCTACTCCCATCTCGCGGCCTTCCGCGTCCTGATGGGCAAGTACGGCATCAACCCGAACGAGCTCGCGTTCATCACCGGCTCGGTCGGGTACCACAAGTTCCTCGGCCTCACCGAGACCATCACCCCCGACAAGTACGGGCCCGGCGCCGTCATCCTGACGGGCGAGCTCGGCAAGGTCGCCGGGATCCCCATCATCGTCTCCGAGTACATCCGGGAGAACCTCAACGCGACGGGCGTCTACGACGGCAGCACCACGACCAAGACCCAGGTGCTCATCGTCAACCGGCGCGGGTTCATGCTCGGCACCCGGGGCGGCGTCAAGCTCACCTTCAAGGCCGAGGCCGAGGTCGACCAGAACCAGCTCATCATGAGCTTCCGGAAGGCCTTCCAGCCCCGTTGGACCCCGTCGTCGACCGTCACCACGATCGCCAACGGCTACAACGTGGCGTAAGGCACGCGCGAACACAGGAGGTCAACATGCGCGACTACATCAAAAAGACCAAGACCATCCACCTGGGCGCGATCGCGATCGACTCCGACGCGCTCCTCTACGCCCTCTGGAAGACCGAGACCGCCATCAAGATCACGGCCATCCGCCTGGGCGTCAACACGGCCTGCGCCGCGGCCGACACCAACTACAACACCTTCGAGGTGAAGAACGGGGCGACCACGGTCGCCTCGGTCGCCAACGGCCCGGCCGCCACCGGCTCGTCCTTCACGGCCGGCGCCTTCACCGACATGACCCTGGTCGCCGCCGCGGCCGAGGTCGCCGCCGGCGCCACGCTGACGCTCGACATCACCAAGACGGGCAACGGCCTGGCCCTGGCCGGCGCGATCCTCCAGATCGAGTACTACGACTACGGCGCCTAGCCGGAGGCCGGGCGAATGAAGTCAACGGTCCGGGAGGGGGTCAGCGATGGCCCCCTCCCTGGCCGATTTTCGCAAGGAGACGAGCTATGAGGCTGACGTTCAAGGGCACGGCGTACCTGGCCGAGTATAGGGGGCTTCATGACGGACGACAGATCCACGTCCCCGCGGGCGGCCAGGTCGAGGTGAGCGAGGAGACGGGGGCGGTCCTCATGCAGGACTTCCCGGGCGTCTTCGTCGCCGCCGGCGAGCGCGGCTTCGAGGCTCCCCCCGCGGACAAGATGGTCCGCAGGGCGACGATCAAGAAACGGCTCTAAGGAGGCCAACATGGCGAACGCACTCTACGACGCTGGGCGGGAGAACTTCCTGGCCGGCGCCATCCACTGGGGGACCGACGACATCAAGCTCATGTTCATCGACGAGGCCGACGACACGATCGACCTCGCCGCCGACGCCGATTGCGCGGACCGCGCGGCCGGAGCCATCGTCGCCGAGTCCGGGAACTTCGCGTCGAAGACCCTGACGGCCGGCGTCGCCGACGCCGCCGATGTCACGGTCTCGACGGTCACGGGCGACCAGTTCGAGTCCATCGACATCTTCAAGGACACCGGGGTCGCCGCGAACGACCTGCTCATCTGCAATATCGACACGGCCACCGGGCTTCCGTTCACGCCCTCGGGCGGGGACATCGAAGTTCAGTGGGACGCCGGGGCCAACAAAATTTTCAAGTTATAGCAAATAGATGACTTACGCGAATCGCCGCCCCCAGGCATGCCCCGAGTGCCAGGTGGTGTTTATTCCGAAGCGGGGCGGGCGACGGCAAATATGCTGCTCGCTCAAATGTGCTCGCCTGCGCCAATGGAAGACAAGGGCTGTGGCTGAATCGATCGTTGGGCCGAGTGGCTATCGCTGGCGGTTCGTTATGAATCATCCGTTTGCTGTAAAGCTGGCCAACCGCACGAGGCCGGGGGGCGGCTACATCCTCGAGCACCGTTGGGTCATGGAGCAGGAACTGGGCCGCCATCTTCACCCGCGCGAGCGGGTCCATCACAAGAACGGCATTCGGTCGGACAACCGGCCGGAGAACCTCGAGCTCTGGACGCTCGACCACAAGGACCCGCCCGGGATCCGGGCATCGGACCGTTCGGTGCCCGTCTTCTGTTTCGACTCGGGCGCGTCTGTCAATCGTTTCTACGGGGAGGTGTAGGTCATGGGAGACTTTGTCGTCCAGACGGCCAGGGAGCTGACGATCCGGCACGAAGGCCAGCTCGACGGGCTTGCCGCGGGGCAGGCTTCGGCGGGCCGCATCATCTTCGCCGGGTCGAAGGCCTATCACGCCACGACCGCGAACCTGGTCGTTCGGGTCGCGGGGCGCCGG